TAACGCCACTCTGTTTACGAAAGACGGCGACAAGGAACTAACTCTACCGGTCAACGGCGGATTGATGAGCGGTCTGAGGTGGACTAGTGTGTTGGGAAACGGATGGAATAGTGTGATGACGGGTTTATGTCTGGAATTGCTGACAAGTTGGGGTATGCCAATAAACGACATTGAAAGATTCATTCGTGGCGATGACAGTGCCATTTACGTCAAGAATTGGGCCATTGGAGCAGGGATGAACGTGGCCTACGACGCCATAGGAGCCAAGGCAGGGGTAGGGAAGTTCGCCTTACGTAAACAAGGAATGGAGTTCTTGCGGGTATGGTTTGATCGGCAGTGTAGAGGTTATCCAGCTAGGGCAATACCCGGTTTGACGCAGAGAAAACCTTGGTCCTCCAATCCCTGGAGCGAAGACATGGTGATCAAGGCTGTCTTCGAGACTACGCGCATTTTGAGACGTCGTTTGTCAGACAGAGTTACTGAAATCGACCAACTCTGGGCCACCCTTCGGACTGTGTGGTGTCAGAATCACAGGCTCCCAAACGGTGTCACAATGGCGGGGATTTACGATGGCGGGTTCGGAATTGAGCCGCCCCCACAAGGTAAATTCGTCCAGATAAGGCCTCCCGTTCCCAGAGCGGATCCAGTCGAGACAGTCTCCATCCTGAATCAGAACAATTGGCGCCAACACAAATTCGAGGAGTACGTCTACGCTAGATATGGAATGGTAATCGACGGTTCGAAAGTCGCGCGAGAAGAATTGCTGGCGACGGTTACCGCGGACAACGTGCCAGATGTTGCTGTTGAGATTCGACAAAAATGGTTGCTGAGAGTTAGGTCTGAAGGCTGCCGAGCATATACTCACAACACCGGACATGCAACCCTGGCCCCCCTTTTGAACCTGAATGTTTTTCCCCCCGACAAGATCGGCTATTTAATGGATTTGTTAAAGGTTGACGCCCCATTGTTCGGCTGTGCCCCAGAAGTCAAGACAGCCAAAATGGACTACAGCCGCATTCGCCCGAAGATGTCTTTCAGGAAGTGGGTCTCAATATACTTTCCTCGGGTGTACATTGCTATGCGCAAATTCCATCGGTCTTGGCACCGCAGTGAGATCTTGGACTATATAGGAGGTTCCATAACTCTAGCCCCATCCACAATCCACCCCGCTCTCGTCAAGGTGGTGGCCTGGCTCACAGCAGGCCTGCTCCGACCCGGAGCAAAAGCTCAGCGCCATTTAACTCTAGGCCTGGGTGGCAGTGTTGAACAGATAGTTCTCCACAGCCCACTATCACAACTGGTTTATATGTGGTAGGCGAGTGTGTATTACGTGTTACGTCACGAGCCACGTGGCGGACACAGGGTAAGGCGGCAGCGATGCCGAACGGGTCTCATCCGTTCCCCCCCAGAGTGACTAGTACAAGCATGTGCTTCCC